AAAATATATTTTACATAACTATCTTCCCAATCAGGTTTCCACCCATCGTTATATCTATCCCTTAACTGACATAATTGAGCAAGTGCTAAACATGCTTCTGCTTCTTCTTTTGTTGGAAAAACATTTTTGTTATTTTTATCATTTGTAGTATTATTTCCAATTTTAGCTATATCACTTAAACTACTTACAAAAAAACCATCTATAAATTCTAATTCTTCCCAACTTTTAGGTAAATCATCAACTTTTTTAAAAACTATCTTTTCAAAAGTTGATTTTTCTTTGTCAATTTCGTAGCCCTCTGGCACCTGAATTTTAAATTCTTTCGCTTCCATCTTATTTATCTTTAATGTTACTATTTAGTAAGTTACTTATTTGGCATATAAAGCCTTTATGGTGAACATACACGCTTCCTCTAACTTTGTTTGTGCGATAGAAATCAGTCTTTGTTTTTCTGCACTTGCTGGTGATGTGTTTTTGTCACCCCTTTGTTTTTCTAACATATCAATAATACCTGCCAAATCAGACCTTACATCTTCTACTAAATTTGGCTCTGTTTTTAGATTGTCAATATTACATCTTGTCTCTCCTATTGTTTTCATATTCAGTAACTTGCATTTATTTTATTTAACATGTTTCTAACAATCCATCTAACATTTTTACTTCTTATATCTCAAATTCCTAATAAACTCTTCCAGCATATCAAATTGCTTAGCATTGAGCTGAGGCATAATTTTCACGATGTTTTCCATCTTCTTCTCCCATACCTGCCTTACTAAATCATCTTCTTCGTTTTTCACAGCACTTTCATACATGCTGTTATTCATGAATATAACCGCCTTTCTTAAGTCCTCAACAAAAGGATATCCATTTAGCATCTTCATTTCTTCCAGTGCATCTACCAACTCAATCTGTAGGGCTACCGTGCAGTAGAACTGCGACATGATGGATTTTAATTTTACATGCTCCTCAATGGTAAGGCTTTCAATTCTTCTTGTTCTTACTTTCTTTTCGTATTTGGCTTCTTTTTTCAAGAGTTTTTTATGGTATTCCGTAAGGTGTTGTCCTGCTGTATTCATGCTATTCTATTGTTTTTTAGTGTGTGTTCTTTACTTGGTTTATTTACTTTTATCTCCCTTTTGAATTGCTTGTAAGGGTCTTTCGCTTTGCAACTGCACAGGAACAGCACCAGCGCTATAAGTTTTATTGTTTTCATACCTTTCTAATTTTTCGGTTAATTCCTCTATTCGGTCTTCCAGCATCTTAATATCGCTGCTCCATGCTATAATCACAATGGCGATTGATAAGATTAGAATTAAAACTATTACTATCATTTCTTGTGTTTCTTTCTTTTTTTATAATTGCTTGTTATTTCATTGAAAATCTCCTCATTCCATTCGTAAGCTTTTGCAGAGCCCAAGATAACCTCCTTTACTCGGCTTCGGTATTCCTTATCCAGCCTTGTGAAATAAGAGCCTGTTTTCTCCAAGAATTTCTGTCGCAAATCCTTCACTTTCAGGTATCCCTCTGGAACATGGATTTCATTCCCTTTGGGTGTGTGGAAGCTGTAATCTTTCGGCTTGTATGTTGATTTATCTAAATTCTCCTTTTTGGATTTGATTACTTCCTTTTCTCGCTCCCAAGAGGGCGAATATCCCATTGGGACAAACTTTACCTTTCGGTTTAGTTCTTTGGCTTTTTCAAGTGTTTTTTTAGCCTTTGTTAATTCCTCTGTATTAGGCTTCACTATATCCGTGTTCATCTTGATTTTGTTTGTTTTTATATCTTTTTCTTTGCTCTTTTCTCTGCTCCTCATAGGCTTTTATAAGGGCGTTGATATCTTTGCTTTTAGCGACCTTTTCAATTACTTTCATTGGGTCTTTTTTGAGTTCTTCCAGTGTCATTTTTCATAAATATTCTTGGTTTAATGCTGTGTTAATCGCTGTTTTAGCTAATTCATAATCCCTGTATGCGTCAAAAGCTTTATTGGCAAGTTCTTCATCTTCAATTTTCAAAGCTAATTTTGCGGTTCCTATTTCTATATTTATCCACAATGTGATAATATATTCATCATCTCCAAGCTCTTTGGTAATCAATAGCTGTCCTTTTGGGGTGTTATGGATTATTGCAAAATCCTCGTTTTGTTTTTTCATATCTTTTAAATTTTAAATAATAATCTTTGTTTTTTTTAGAATGGAAAATTATCATCGTCTTCTTGTTCAAAAATGGATGGTGTGGCTTCCGTTTTCGGCAGCGCATATTCTTTGGGTTCTTCTTTGGTTATCCAGTTGGAATTGTCCCAAATTCTCTCTGCGCCATCGTTGAGGTCGGTCAGATACCTGCCGTTATTGATGTTATACCAAAAATCCCATTGTCCTGTATCTCCCAGCGTTTTGTTTATCTTGGTCTTGCTTACCAATACTGTTCCGTGAGAGAGGAATTTGCCATCATCATCTTGGTTTCTTCGGATAGACATACAATAGTCAGGCATGTTCCAAAAGTCGGCAGAGCCTGAAATATCGTAAGGTGTCGGCATCTTGAACTTTCCATCGTTTCCCTTTGGTAGTTTCGTAGGGTGTGCCACCAAGAACAAGAGGCTGTCGGTTTTCTTGGTAAAAGCAATCATCTTCCCAAGTGCTTTCTTGATATACAGCCTTTCATTGTCGCTGTGGTTTGCTCCCTGTTCTATCCTGTTGAAAGGGTCTATCAGGAACGCCTTACATCCTTTGGCTTTGGCTAAATATTCAAACCTTGCTAAAATGTCATCTATGGTCATATCCTCGTGAGGTGCTACCCAGAACACATTTTTGTTGAGGTATTCTTCGCCTATTTCCTTTTCCGTTTCGGAAATTACCCCCTTTTTGTATTCCTTGCCGATGAACTTTGAGAAAACTCTCGCAAAGTGCGATGGCAAAGGCATACTTTCAGGCGTGTAGTAACCAATTCCCCAATGATACAGCGCATTTAATTTTGAGTAGATAAAATCCATAAATTCAGACTTTCCGCTCCCTGGTGTTCCTGTCACCACGCCAAACCTCCCTGTCTGCCATCTTATCCTCTCATCAAGTCCCTCTACACCTATTCTCAAACCTTGTGGCAGTCCGTTTTCAAAGTAAGCATCCAAGTCACTTTGGAAATCTTCCACAGCATAGACATTGCTTAACTTTAAAAATTTGGCGCTTTCCACAGCCTTACGGACACTTTCTACTCCCTCCGCGACTAACAACTCATTTGCATCTTTAAACTGCTTAAATGATACGCTTTTGCATTTTTCTATTCCAAGTCTGCGCGTAAGGTCATTTTTGAGTTCCAAACCTTTCATGTCGTTGTCGGTCGCCAAAATGAAAGTTTCTACTTGGTTGAGGTCTTCAAGGCTGTTATCAAAGTATTCCATTCGCCCAGTAGAGGCTCCATTCGGCACACTGATAACATTTTCAAATCCCGCTTGGATTAGTGAAAGCGCATCCATTTCGCCCTCTACGATGATGATTTCCTTAAAGGTTTTCAGCACATCGTAATTGAACCAAATCAGCTCTGCACCTGAATGCAGTTTGAAATTCTTCTGCCCATCGCGATACTTCACATTGACCAGCTCGCCGTTTCGGAAGTAGGGGAACACGATGCAGTTGGCTTTTTTCTCAATTTGTGGCATCCATTCCTCCTTTTCGCCAATCTTCATTCGCAGCAGTGTTTTTTGCGATATTCCTCGTTTTTCAAACCACTTTACCAGCTTTTCAGAAAGTTTGGTGTAGTTTTCCCACTTTACCTCTGGCTTGGTGTAGATTTTCTTCTCAAAAGGCACATGCTTCACAAATCTCGCCTCGCAGTGATTGCAGTAGCCGACTTCTTTTTCTGCGTTGTAGGAAAAACACTTGATGTTCTTTTTTCGCCTGTTTTTAGAACATTCAGGACAGACCGAATAGTTTTCTGCATTCCTGTTGATTTCAATTTCGTAGATGTGATTTGTCGCCAGCGACATTATCATTTCTGTCATAATCCTGCGGTTTTAAAACATCGTTATTCTCGTTCCATCTCGTGCTATATGCCCTCCTGACTGCTTGGTTTCTTTCTGCTTACTCCCGCTATTGCCATTGAAATCGTTTCTTGACCAAGTGCTTAACCTTCCTGCTGTACTCCAAGTTTTCTGCAACTGAAACTTCATCTTTCCCTTTTCGTTCGGCTCTGTCCAGTAGATGAAGAAATCTTTAAGCATCTCTTTGCTGTATTTCTCGGAATGTAATTTCAATTCCTCTTTGAAATCCTGCTCGGTAAATTCCTTGAAAGATTTTTCTTTTTTTATATATTTTTTTTCTTCTTCTTTATCACTATCATTATCACTATCACTACCATTAAGCGATGATTTTTTCGCACCCCCGATTTTTTCATCGCCTCCCGATGATTTTTTCGCTCTTGCGATTTCTTCGGCTTCTTCCAGCGTTAATTCCCCTGACACCACTTTATCATATAGCTCCTTGTTCCATCGTTTGAGGTTTCCTAACCGACCTTTTTCTTGGTTATTTTCTTTTACTCTTATATACTCATCTGTATCTCTGTCAAATTGAGCCTTGAATGGTGCAAAAGCTATACGAGTCACAAAATCTTCCATTAAGCCCTCAAATCCTGCATCAACATCTTGGTTGTTCAATACTGACCCCCGCAATTGATACGCCTTGATTGCCTTGAAGAGTTTGCCCGCCTGCTTATCATCCAGCTCATCTAACACAGCCAATGTATCTAAGTGTAAAATAAAAGACCTCTTTGTATCGTTCATTATAATTTTGCTTTTAATTTATAAGGGGGCGGAGTTGCCCCCTCTTTTTATATTGCTGTTGCAAGAAATTTATTTACAAAATATACCTGCCCTTTACCCGTTACTTTTGTGGTTATTGTAGTATGCATTACTCCATTATTTCCGCTTCTTGTTCCTTTTTTGAGTTCAAATAAACCTTGCTCTATATACTGCTGGTTAGGTATATTGTAGCGTTCGCCTTTTTGTCCTAAATACCTATTCTCCCTCATGTATTTAAATAATCGCTTTTCGCCTATTTCATAACCATTCTGGGTGATGATTTTCGCAAGTTCGCCGATAAGACAAGAAGAACTGCTACCCATTACCGCCTCTGTAAATAATACCTTTGGGGCTTGGGCTTCTAACTGCTTTTGTTGTTCCTCTATTTTTAGAGACTGCTCATAAGCCAATTTTAAGGCTTCAGAGAATGATTGAGGAATTTGAGACTTCACTATTTGCTCCATTTTATTAAAAGCAGTAATAAAATCTTCTTTAAATTTCCCAGCCTTTTCCCCTGTATATCCCATTACCAAAAATGAAAATCCATCTTTAGTCATTTCATACATTCTATAAGTCTGTCCATTTTGAGAATGTATATAGGGGGTCTCGCCAAAATTGGCGACCCTAAAACTCTCTGAACAAGAGAGGTTTTCAATATCTCTACAAACTTTATTATGTTCTTTACCGAAAATTTCAGCAACGATTAAACTTGTTGTTATTGTTTGTCCATTATTATTTAATACTAATTCCATTGTTTGATTATTTTTTTATAGGTTTTAGGATGTTTTTTACATTGTAATTCAGTGATTCTACTTTATCAAAAATAGATACAGGGAGTTTGTCCTTGATTACCCAAAACAAAGAAAACATTTTGTTAAGCCTTTGCTGTGCATCATGAATGTAGCCTTTGCGCAGGTCATCGCTTAACTCGTTCATCTGGTCGTTAAACAAAAGCATTAAATTTTCGTAATCTACCCCAAAACAAGAATCATATGGGTCTAACTCGGAAATGAGTTGTAAAGTCTCGGTTTTCGCACCGTTGGGCGTGTTTTCACGAATACTATTATTCTTCGCTAAAACATTGTTTTCTATGTACGACATTATAGAATAAAAATGTTTGTGGAAAAATGAAAAATAGAAAAAGGGTGCAACCTTTCCCTCTGTCGTACACTCGTGAAGAGCAGTTGAGCCATTAAGCATCAACGAGGGGGTATTGTACCCTATATGTTCACAGTCGGATATAAAAAATCCGCTGTTCAAAGCGGTTCTACCGCTCTTCACTATGTACGACACTGCAAACATACTACTATTTTTTAAATTAACAAACATTTTCACTCTATTTTTCTTCTAAATCTTTAATGTTACACGGAAAGCGTTTTCCGTTTTCTGTTTCGTAAATCACAGCGTTTCCACTTATGCTGATGATTTTTACCTTCGTTCCTTTCTTGCTGTAAACTACCTTTTTAAAGCCTACATCTTTGTTTAGGGTAGCGTATTGTCCTGCTTTCATTAGTTCTTAACAAATGTCCCATTAACAACCTTACCGGTCCTGCGACTTATAACCTTGTAAGCCGAGTGCAAACATTCCCAAATTTTAAGGTTAAACCTGTTGGCGATTTGGTTCAGCAGGAACAACATCATCTGAACTGCGTGGTATTTCTCAACTGAATCATTAGTGAATTTCTCCAACTGCATAAGTTTATTGCAGTTATCCAAAAGGAAATAAGGGTCTTGCGCTGTTCCTTTGGAATCTGAAAGCTCTTCGCTGCCATTAGGAAAAAGCGTGATGCTCTTCATTTTGGCGTAGATAACCAAAGTCACCACTACATCGCCAATAGCATCTGTTATCTCCTCTATATCATCATCTTCTATTGCTGCATGTAATTCTGTAATTTCTTCCAGTGTTTTAAGAAGCTGTTTTGCTGGTGTTCCATGTTCCAGTATTCCTTTCTTATTTGCCCAATTTTCTACAAGTGTTTGTATGTCTTCAAATTTTATCTTCATGTTTTATTTTATTTAATAAGTCTATATGACTTTGTTTTGTCTCTAAATATCTACCCTCTAAATCTTTATATATTTTCCTTTCTTGGTCATAAACTAAATATCTATGTAATAAAGCATGGTCTGATATTGATAATTCTATTACATCTTTAAAATATTGTTTATTATAGTTCCAATGATGTAAATGATTGCCTTTTTTACACTCTAAATGTTTAGTAGCCATTACTGCCGCATATTTTTCAGGATATTTTTTTCTATATTTTTGTAATATCAATCTTCTTTTTTCTGCAGTAGGTTTGTATTTTTCTTTATAATTAAGCCTATAATATCTTTCTCTTGTTCTTTCCCTTTCTTTTCTTATCCACTCTAATGAGTTTTTTAGTGACAAAAGCCTTTGTTTTGTGTCTTTTTTGGCGCACTCTTTACATTTGTTAAGATGCCCATCTTTCATTCCTGTGTGTTTATAAAAATTTATCAGCGATTTTTTTAATCCGCATTTAAAACATGTTTTCATAGTCCAATGGTTTTGTGTTATTGGGATTACCATAAACCCTTAATTAAAAGGCAAATCATCTTCTACCTCTTCGGTTTCTGCTGCTGGTTTAGTTGTCGGTTCTGGTTTTACTGATGGCTCTGGCGTGTAGTTCCTTCTATCTACTGGCTCTATTTTCCATACATTTAGATTTTGACCATGTCCTTTTGTTCCATCTTCTTTGTCAAATAACTTTCCCTTGATATTAAAATGAACCTTAACCAAATCATCTTTTTTAACTCCATTTAGGAGGCTTATTCTATCTCCTGAAACTTGAAATTTCAGCAAGTTTTCTATTGGTTCTCCTGTGAATTGGTTGTAGGTCCTACAATCCAAATAAAACTCCTGCACTTTAAATCCACTATCAAAAGTTTTGATTTCTCCTGCTTTTAAAAATATTCCTGTTTGTTCCATGTTATAAATTGTATTTTAATAATGTTAATTCGTATTGATTGACTAAAACGCTTATAAAATCATCCATTCTGAGCGGAGGCAGTATATCAGTTATGATAAATTCCAAATCCTCCTTAAAAACCTCATGAAAGCGTTTTTGTCCCATTTTGCTGAAATTGATGCTTTCATATTCTTTCACTTCTTTTTCTCCATTTTTATAAACAATCTCATATCTGCCTTGTAGTTCTTTCAGAAGTTTATAAAAGTGCTGCTTTGGGCATTTTTCCTGCATGTTTTCAGGGAGGTTATCCCAAACAAAACCGAGAATAGAAAAGTAAGCCTTATGCATTCTTTCATTACGATTATTGCTTATTTTAATGATGATGTTTTCGCCTTTGGGAATAGACTTTATTGTTTCTTCACTCTCTGTGTCAGTAGCAAACAGCCCTGTTCCCATTCTTGAAACACTTATTATTTCTGTTTTCATTGTTTTCTTTTGCTTGACCTTATGAAAGTTTTTTCCCTGTAATAAGCAGGAGAGAGGAGTATTTCGCCTGTTTCTTTATCTATTTCTGGTTTTATTCCCTGCAACCACCTTCGCCTCGCTTCTATTTGTTGTGAGTTGCTTTCAAATTCTTTAACTTTGTGGATACATCACAGCTTTCTTCTGCCTATTTCAAATCTTAAATCATTAAATCCAACTCCCTCTATTCCGTATTTTTCTATCTCTTTTTCAAAATAGGCTTTCAGTTCCTTGTCTTCATTGATGGTTTCAAATGTTTTTTCAATGAGCTTCTTTTGGTATAGGAACTTTCTAAAATCATAATCTCCATTTAGGATTTGGTCTTTTACCTGCTCTGCGAAACTTTTCACTTGGTCGCTGGTAGAAGGCATCAACTCAATTACTGATATAGGTGTCATATTATGTGATGTTTAGTGTTGCTAATTCTTTTTCTGTCTCTTTGGATACTTTGTATTTCTTTCTGATTTGGGCAAGCGTCCAATTAGAACCATCTGCTATGGTTTTCACCAGCCCTTCCCACTCTGGCGAACCTACATTTAGCCACTTTTCAGGCGTGTTTTGTGTTTTTGCTGGCGCTTTGTTGCCTTTTGTTTGTTCGCCGTGTGCATCGGTGTCTTTGTCAGTCACCAGCCCAAGAATTGATGAAATGGCGTATCTTCTTAAATAAGTAATCGCAGAGCCTAACACTTGGAAATCGTTCATTCCTTTTAAATCCACTTCTTGGGGAATATCTATCACACTTTCCAGCGTTTCGCCTGATGCTATATGAAAGATTATTGTTCTGATAGATTTGCCTTCTAATGGCTGTGTAAATCCAAGTCCGTGTTTCTTTAATAGTGGGTTTATCACTTCAAAGATTTTCGGCAGGTCTGCATAAGTGTAGCCGAAACCTTGTGTGTCTTTGTGTATCACTGGAACTTCTTGCTGAAATTCTGAAATCGCTTTGAATATGTTTTGTTTATTTTCCATTTTAATTGATTTTTAAGTTAAAAACAGCCCAGCGTTGCTCGTGTTTTCCAGTTTTCGGACAACTGGGCTGTGTTACCCTGTATTTGTTTGTTTTCTTGGTAGATTACTTGCAACAGGGAGTTTTTAAAGTGCTGTCTGTTACCAGATTTCTAACATTTTTTATTGTGTTAAATTCAGACAGCACTTGTTGTTTATCTTGTTGTGAATCGTTCTTTTACTTTTTTAAATTCTTCTGCTGTTGGCTTAAATTCTTCGCCCTTATATTCTATGTAGATTTTATTTAAGAACCGCAAGAATTCGGTCAGCTCTTTGTAATTCGTTTTCATAGGTGTTATTGTCGTATAGGTTTCGGTAATAGGCTAAATCATGCTTTCTGTTATTCATCAGCCATTTTTTCCAAAGTCTTAATTTGTGTAGTCTGTGTATCGCGTTCATCTTATTGTCTTTTTAAAAACCACCGCCCACTATGAATAGTTAATTTATGAGTACAATGAAAAAGATTGTGGGCGGTGGAAAAATCAAACTATCTATTAAAAACTATCAGTATATGTATTCTAATTCTTCTTCTTTTTTGCTTTCTATGAAGTCTTCAATAAACTTTGAATAAGTCCCAAGTGGTGAGATTTCTTCGCCATCTCTTGTCAAAATCCACTCACATTTGTTTCTGCTTACTTTTTCTTCTACACAC